CACTCGACACCGCCTTTCGGGACTTGGGCATCCGGGCCTCGAAAAGCGCCATTGCGGCGGAGCCAGAGAAACAGTGCGATCAGGAAGGTGATGAAGAGGCAGCCGCCGGCGGCACCGATGATGAGGAAGGCTGTCATGCTGACGCCTTCGCTTCGAGGGCACGGCGATGCTCGTCCAGCCGCCATGCGACCTGATCGAACAGGCGAATTGCTTCCGACAGCGTTGCCGCCTGGATCAGCTCATCGATCTTGATGCTGCGATCGAGGTACGCCTTGCCGGCATCGATGGGCGCGGCTGCTGGCTTGCTGACCGGTGCGGGCGCAGCGGTGATGATAAGGGCCGCGTGCTCCGGTCGAGCGTTGGCGTTGAGCCATGCGAGCAGGCTGGGCTTGTCGGTCGGGACTTCGATTTGCTCGAAGTCCTTCCCGGCATCCGCCTGAGTGCCGGCCCATGTGCCGGCAACCGTGCGATAGAGACGCATCAGACGAGCAGCGTATGCTTTACGCCGTGCATATCGACGGCTTCACATGGGCGGCGAGAATATAGCGGTCGTTCGCTTGCAGGCGTGATCACATCGACGCCCACGATTTTTATCTCAGCCCCCGTCTCGGCGTTCTTGCCGTAGACCGTGATCCGCCCGCCGGCGCGCTTCGCCTTCCAATCAATCAGCGTGTGCATCGAGATTACTCCTTGCTGTGAGGTGGGGCCGGTCGGCCACACCCTGAGCGCGCGGCGTCGGGCACCGCGCGCTGGGGGTGTGGTCAGGCGGCTTTTGCGACGATGACGGCCGTGATCAGCAGCAGGATGTATCCAGCGATGATCGCGAGGATGGCGCGCTTCTGGCCGATCGTGAGCGTGCGGCGCGGGGCGGGTGCACCGATGACCTTGCGCGCAATCCAGCGCTGTTTCGCTCCGGCAAGATCGCCGCGCCGGAGCATGGCCGTCTCGACCACATCATAGTCGCGGCGCATCACGCGGCTTCCACCAGAGCGTCGATCACGAACCGCCAAAGTCGTTCGGCCGCGAGTTGGAACCGATCGAAGCCCTGATCGAAGGTATGGCCATGCTCGATCAGCGAGCAGGCGTGATAGCTGGTCTCTTCCTCCAGCTTGCGCATCAGCGTCACCACGATCCCGCTGTTCGGGGTTTCGTGATACTCGCCTGCGTGCATGTCGTACGAGCGGCCCGCGACGTAGGTTTCGTCGGGATGCGGTGTCACCGATGCCGAACCGGATACGTAGGACAGCCTGCCGCCTTCGGGCTGGCGCGGGCCGTCATGCGAAATCACGTCATGCGTGGACAGCGTTTCGCTGTGCGTGACATCGTACCGCCGGTTGATCTGCACCCCGACCAGCACGGTGGAGCGAAAGCTGAACCGGTGATTGTGGATCGCCGAATGCGCGAAGCAGGCGCGGCGGGGCAGATCGGGGTGCCAGACATGGAGGCGCTGATTGCCCTCCAGCTTGAGCTGGATGAAGCCCAGGCCATGAAGGCTGAGCTGCTCGCTCGTGGGCGTGAAATCGCGAGGAAGAACGCCCATCACGCGGCGCTCCGCAGCGGATTGAGCAGGGTCAGGTTGACGCATAGGCCCACCTGCGGCTGGTCGAAAGGAGCCTTGATCGGCAGGTTCTCCATGCGGATCTTGAAGGCGGTCCGAACCGACATGATGAAGTCGGCGTCGCTTGGCAGCGGATCGGCCGGGAATTCGGCCTCATGCCATGCGCCGAAGTCTTTCAGCAGATCGGCTGCAGGCGTGTAGCCGACGACTGTGTAGGCGCGCTGGCAGCGCAGCTCGATCCATTTGTTAACACGCTGGTCGAGCAATTCGCCGGTGGGCGCGATCAGCGGCGCGGAAGCCCGCACCTTGGGCGCCTGCGGCGCGCGGGACTTTTTGGCAGTGCGTGACATGATGGCCTCCGTTCGGAATGAACGGGGGCAAGCATATGCGGGCAATTGCCCGTGTCAACAAGAAATGCGGGCAGCTGCCCGCACCTACCTGCCCGCAAGCTCCTTCGGCGGAATCACCCGATGTATGCGGGCAACCCGTGTGCGCTCGATGTGGAAGCGCATCGGCGGGCTGAATTGCTCCAGCTCGAAGTGGGTCGCGGTGCGGCCAACAAGCCGCTTAACGAGCGCGGAGACGACCTCATCGCTGGACTGGTCGCGGATCTGGACGACGACATAATCGCCAATCGCCGCCTGCCTGCGGGTGCTGATGTAGATGGGGTCGCCATCGTCGTAGCGTGGGGCCATGGAGTTGCCGACGACAGTCAGCACATAGGCGTCACGATCGCCGGCAATGCCGGGGAGGCGGCGAACGCGGTCGATCACGTCCGTGAGTTCAATGATTGTACGCTCTACTTCAAACACTTCGTCACCGTCTTGGATTTGCAAATCCGCGCCCAGCGCCGTGCCATAAACAGGAACGTCCATCGGCAAGCGGTCGAGCGAAGGGCTTGCGTCAGCCTCCTCCGCGCTAACCGAAGAGGCCGTCTGCCCGAGCAGAAATTCTACTGATGTACCCAACGTAACAGCGAGCGCCTGGATGCGATCGCCGCTGGGCATGCGGCCGCGTTTCATGTCGCGGATCAAATCTGGTTTGCCGCTCGCGTCGATGGACGCCTCGCGCTCGGTCAGTCGTCGCTGGATGGCGAGTTCGGCCGCTCGCGCGGCGATTTCCCTCGGGTCTGCCTTCATGCGGGAATTATCCCGCAAATCGCCCGCATCCGGTTGCGGGAAATTGCCCGTTGACATTGGCGGGCAATTGCCCGCATCTTGCCCGCACTTGAACACGGAGCGACCGGTGACTTTAATCGAGCGGCTGTTGAGACTTGGGACGTTGTGGGCGGATGCCTCCAATCGTTCCACGGCAACTTTGGCGACGATCGTCGTCAATGACGGAAAGCTGTTCGAGCGCCTCGAAGCCGGTAAGACCTGCACCATCGACACTTTCGAGCGTTTCCTCTCCTTCCTGGGCAACCCTGCCAACTGGCCCGTTGCCAGCGGCATTTCCGCCGAAGCTGCCGAACTGCTCGCCAGCGTGCGGATGGATGCTGCATCGGATCACCCGAACATCATTACGGCAGCAGATGGCTCGGCTACAGGCGGAAAATTCGACGAAATTTCCGCCCTCGGTTCACGCGCCGCGCTTGCTAAGGAAATGCTCGGCCATGGGGTGACCGCCTGATGTCGGCGCGTCGTACGGTCAAGAATACGGCTGAGGATCAACAGCTCAAGGCCGTTACGCGCAAGCTTATCGCGGGCGTCGGCGGTGTTGAGGCTGCCGAAACCTATTGCCGCGTCGGCAAATCGCAGCTGTCAGACTATGCCCGACCGGACACCGATGCGTTCATGCCGGTGGATGTCCTCAAGGATCTTGAGGCCGTAGCACATGGGATACCCTGCTTTCCGCCCGTGACGCGCTTCCTCGCACGGGTGCAAGGCTTCGCGCTCGTGAAACTACCCGACGCGGCGGTGACCAGCGGCGAAGTGCACCTGCAGCTCGCCGAGCTGGCCAAGGAAAGCAATGACGTCATCACCGAAACGCTGCGGGCGCTTGCTGATGGCGTCATCACCAAGCTGGAGGCGCGCAGCCTGATGGTCGCCTGTCTGCATGGAGCCGAGCGCTTCATGCAATTCCAAGCGCTCCTCGAACAGCTCTCGGCCGAGCCCTGATGTTCATGGGGGGGCACACAGCAATGGCAACGATCGCAGCGCCGCCGGCGGTGGTGCTGGAAAGCTGGGCGCTATCGCCTGATGCGATACGCGCCTGGGCGGAAACGGCCGCGCCGGGTTCCGAATTGATCTACGCGCGCGACTATCGGCTTGGCGCGAAGTCGCCGGCGGGCGAGTTGGTGCGGCGTCTGCACCGCGCCGGCCTGGTTATCATGGCGCAGCGCGGCAATGCGGGGCAGGTCAAGGCCTATATCGTCCGGCGGCTGAGCACGCCGATCCTGCGCACGCCCAAGGCTAAGCAACCGACGCTCGACGGCGACATGGCGCGGGTTTTGCGCGTGATCCGCCGCTGCATCCGCGCCGGCAAGCCGTGTCCACCGAACCGCCAGCTGGCGAAAGAGGCCGGCGTCCAGAACCCGAGCTATGCGCTGCAAAAGTTGGTCGCGGCCAAGGTGATCACGAACACGATCGTGAACCCCAAGGAGGGCGCTCGCGTGATCGTGATCATGGCGACCGGCGAAGCGACGGCCATGCCGGGAGGGCGGGGCTGATGCTGTGTTTCGACTGTCCTCATTTGAGTGCCGACCGCATGCCGAAGGCCTGGCAGCCGCGCCCGACTTGTTGCGGCGATGAGCGTCATGCGGAGGTGTCCACCCAAGCGCTAGCAGGGGGCAATCGCGCCGCCCGTCGCGCTGCCGCGAGCGCCAAGGGGCGGCGCGGCTGATGGCAACGCATGCTGAAATCGAGCGGCGCGGTGCACTGGCGGAACGCCAGCGCGTGATCGCGCACGTCAAAGCCCGCGCCGATCGGCTCGAACGGGGCAAGCCCTCTGACGATCGCAAGCTGCTGGCACGCCGCCTGCGCGTGCTCGCCGGCGACCTGGGCCAAGGGCTGCACGAGGGGGAGGGCGACCATGCCTGAGCGTATTCAACTCAGCCGCGCCAAGGGTTGGCGAATGCCGGTGAACACGGTGAAAGTCGATCGCGCGACGCGTTGGGGAAACCCGTACAACGCAACGTCACTCTTCCAGCCGTTCATGATGCGCGGCTTGCCAGCTCCCTGCATCCCATGGCGCACCCCTCCCAGCCTTGATCGGTGTCTCGATCTCTTCCTCGCTCATCTGAGGGCGATGATGATGGTCAATCCTGATTTTCTCGAACCGCTGCGCGGCAAGAACCTCGGCTGCTGGTGCAAGGTCGGCGAACCCTGTCATGGCGATATTCTGCTCCGTCTTGCGAATGAGATGCCCGCATGAAGGCACTGACGATTTGGCAGCCTTGGGCGACGCTTATCATGGTCGGCGCGAAACCGTTCGAGTTTCGGGGTTGGCCGGCGCCCGCTTGGCTCATTGGCGAGGAAATGGCGATCCACGCCGGCGCCCGCAAAATGAAAGCCGAGGAAATCGAGGATCTGATCGAGCGTCTGAACGACGGTCGCGACGCTTGGACCACCGGTCTCTTCAAAGACAAGGCGATGCCTGTTCTCGAACGGGCGCTTCGGCAGGCGACTGAGAAGCGTCCGAAGGCCGCTGTTGTAAGCGACCTATTTGGCGCTGCCTTACCGGCCGACCTGCCGCCGCTCGAATATGAGTCGCTTCCTTACTCGGCAGGCTTGGGAGTCGTGCGCATTGGGCAGCCGATCAACGGCAACGATACCGCCGCGACCTTCGGCCATCGCATCAATGACAGCGATCGGATGAAGCACAGCAATTGGGGCTGGCCGATGCTTGACGTTCGGCCGTTCGACCAGCCCTTCGCAATCGCCGGCGCTCAGGGGTTATGGGATTGGCCGGACGCTGAAAGGATGGCCGGCTGATGGGTTTCCCCACCTGGCCCGAAGGCTATGTCGCGCAGCCCGAACCAATCGACCGCGACGCGTTCGAGTATCGCCGCCGGCAGCGCGCGATGTCCGCCGCCGCCGGCCGGATAGGGCGCACGGCCTCCTCGCTCCGCGATGGTGCCAACCTGTTTTTTTCGCAGCGGGAGGTTCGTGAAAGCGGCGCCGCTTTGGCGCGCGTCACACAGCCGGCCCTTCGTGCTCAGCTGCATCTGCAGCGGAAGGGATATTCGGTCTATTCGGCCAGCGTCATCGCCCACGGCCTGCGCGGCTGGATCGTCGGCACGCGATCGACGCCCATGAGCGATTTCGACCTGATTGCCCTCGCCGTCGCGAAGGGAATGAAGGAATGAGGGCGCAAAACCGCTCCACCGCCGTAATGCAGCGTCGGGTCGAGGCGCATGACAGCCTTGACGATTTTCCCACGCCGCCATGGGCTACGCGAGCCTTGTGCGAGTTCATAGCGGGGCTGGGGTTCGACCTGGCATCGTCCGACTGCCGCGAGCCGTGCGCGAACCGGGGGCATATGGTCGAACCGCTGCGCGAGGTGTTCGGCGGCGTCATTGCCAGTGATGTCTTCGACTATGGCGCCGGGTTCCCGGTGCGCGACTATCTTTTCGGTCCCGACGCGCATCTTGATTCCACGGACTGGACGTTCCTCAATCCGCCGTTCCGATTGGCGCAGGAGTTTATCGAGCGCGCTCTACGCCTGAGCCGGGTCGGCGTGGTGGTTATCGCCAGATCCGCTTTTGCCGAGGGACAGGGGCGCGTCGAAGATCTGTTCATCCCGTACGCGCCGAGCTTTGAGCTGCAATTCAGCGAGCGCGTCTGCATGCTAAAGGGCCGCCTGATCAGGGTCGGCGCGATCGACCCCTTCGCGGAGGTGCCCGGCAGAAAGGCATCCTCCGCCACCGCCTATAGCGCGTTCGTCTGGCTCAAGCGCGACCCCGTGCCGGCCGACACGCGCAAACGCTGGATAGCACCCTGCCGGAAGCGGCTCGAACGGGATTCCGATTATCCAAATTATGAGGTGGCGGCATGAAATCCCGCCATCACCGTCCAGGCGCCGCCACGCGCGAATTCGACTGGATATATCGCGGTCCCGCGCCGGACCAACAGCGGGTGACCCGCGACCCGTGCGTGCGCTGCGGCGTGCGCGCCGATGTCGGCTGCGCCCACCAACCCAAAACACAGCAAACCGAGAGGGCAGCATGAGCGGCAGCGTCAACAAGGTAATCATTGTCGGCCACCTGGGCCGTGATCCGGAAAGTCGCTCGTTCCAGAACGGCGGCAAGGTGGTGAACATGCGGGTTGCCACGTCCGAGACGTGGAAGGATCGCAACAGCGGCGAGCGCAAGGAGCGCACCGAATGGCATTCGGTGGCGATCCTGAGCGAAGGACTGGCCAACGTCGCGGAGCGCTATCTGCGCAAGGGCAGCAAGGTCTATCTTGAAGGGGCGCTGCGCACCCGCAAGTGGCAGGATCAAAGCGGCGCCGACCGCTACTCGACCGAAGTCGTACTGAACGGCTTTCAGGCCCAGCTCGTGCTGCTCGATCGAAACGGCGGTGAGGCCGGCAGCGGCGGCAATGACGACATGTCCGGACAGGATTCCGGTTTCGGCGGAGGCGGCAGCGGGGGCGGGCGTCCCGCCGCCTTCGAAAGCGATCTGGACGACGACGTGCCCTTCTAAGGAATCGCAGCGGCGCGGCCCCCAAGCGCGCCGGGAAGCCCTCGCTGGCAGGCCGAGGGGCGAACGCCTGCCACCTTCTCTTTCCGGGACAAGTAATTGAGCACCGCAGCCCCCTTGCCGTCGCCTCTTGGACAGGCGGCGCTCCAATACGCACGCCGTGGATGGCGCGTGTTCCCCTGCCGGGAGCGCGATGACAGTTACGTCAATGGCAAGGGCGAGACGGTCAAGCTCAAGGCCAAGGCGCCCTATACAGGCAACGGCAAAGACAACGCGACGACCGACGAAGCCACGATCCGGGGTTGGTGGAAGCGCTGGCCGAACGCAATGATTGCCCTAGCGATGGGCGCCGATGGCCTGTTCGTGATCGATTTCGATCCGCGCATGGACAATGATACGGGCGAAGTCTGGACGCTCGAACGGCTCAAGGGCGAGCTGGAGGAATTGGTCGGCGGGGAAATCCCGTCGAGCCTCGCGGTGGTCACGCCATCATCCGGCGTCCACGTCTATCTGCAGCAGCCAAAAGACGATCGGCCGCGCCTCAAAAACCGCGTCGGCACCAAGAAGAGCAAGCATCTGCCGCAGCACGTCGATGTGCGCGCCGCCGGGGGCTATGTGATCCTGCCGCCAAGTCATTGCGAGGGGGGTGAGTCCGCATCCGAGGGGCATTACCGTTGGCTGCGCGGCAAGAGCGATACACCGGTGACGATCGCGCCTGATGCGCTGGTCGATTTGCTGCTGAAAAAGAACGACGATGCGCCCGCGCCCCGACCCGCGCCGGCGGGCGATCGTGGCGACCCTTCCACGCCTCCGCCGTCCCGGCCGCGCGTCGCCGGCGAAGATCCGGCGCGCGAAGCGATCGAGCGCTACGGTTGGCGTGCGCTGCAGGGAGAGTGCAAGGCGATCCGCGAGGCGCAGTCAGGCGCCCGCAATGCGCAGCTCAACGAAAGCGCGCTCAAGATCGCGTCGCTGACATGCTCGACGCCATATCCCGCGCTCGATGAATCGGCCGCGCGCGCCGCGATCGAGAGTGCCGCGCGCTCCAATCCGGGCCGCGACGATGACTCGCAGCTGATCGCTACGATCAACTCCGGCTGGTCCGCCGGACTAAACAGCGCACGCGATCTCGCAGAGATTGCGGCTTCCGCTCGCGATCGTGCTTCCCGCCGGCCGACGAACGGTTCCGCGCCGCGGTATCCTTCCGGGGCCGCTTCGCCGCGCCCCGCACCCGGACCCGCCCCGGTTGGAGGATCAAAGGAAAGCTTCCAAACCGGAACGGTGGAAGGCCCTCCAATGTCGGAGGGGGGGATGGCGCGGCAGCGGACGGTCTCTCAAAAGTGGCTGGAGCGGCGGCTAGCCAAGGTCGAGCGCACGCCAAAGGCCTTGACCGGGCTGGCTTATGCGATTGGCCGCAGGATCGGCGGCGACCTTCTGGATGAGTGGGACGCCAAGGAAAAGCTGTGGTCAGTTTATGAGCTGGTCGATGGCATTGCGCATGACGACATCGATCGCGCGATAAGCGACGGCATTGCGGCCGGGTTCGATTTCGGGCCGGCGCAGCTGATGGAAAAGTGCGTCGGCTATCCCATGACGGATTTCGGGATCGCCGAGCGATTCCGCGACCGCTTCGGCGCGAATTATCGCTTCACGACCGCCAAGGGCTGGCTGGGCTGGGATGAGCGGCGCTGGAAAGAGCTGGATCAGGAAAAGGACACGCCGCCGGCTGAAGTGATCACCGCCGTCTTCGAAACGGTGCGCGCCATACAGGATGAAGCGCGGTATATGGCCGAAACCGGAATCCGGTTCGATACGGGCGATAATGAGCTGGCGCTTGATCAGGAATTCCCGCACGGGCTCAACCGGCTAATACCAAAGGGCAAAACCTTTGTGGAGCTGTCCGGCATCCTGGCGCATTGGGGCCGGCAGTCGGAAAGCGCCGGCAAGCCCGCCTCGATCGCCATGCTCGCCCGCCGGTGGCTGACGGTGCCGATCGAGAGTTTCGACCTAGATCCGCTGGCGGTGAACGTGCTGAACGGCACGCTGCGGTTCGCGCGGGAGGAACTGCCGGACGGCAAGCGCTCTGCCAGCGTCACGCTCTGCGCTCATCGGCGCGAGGATTATCTGACCAAGCTGGCGCCGGTCGAATATGATGGGGAGGCGAAGGCGCCGCTCTACGACGCCATGCTTGAGTGGGCGCAGCCTGATAGCAAGATGCGGCGCTATGTGCATCAGGTTGGCGGCTATGGCTGCACCGGCCTTACGGGCGAGCATAAGCTATGGTTCAACTATGGGCGCGGCCGAAACGGCAAATCGACCACGATCGATGCCTGGTGCCATTCGTTGGGCGACTATAGCGGAACGACACTGATCGAGACGTTCCTCGACCAGGGTATCAAGAAACGCGGGGACCAGGCTTCGCCGGATCTGGCGCGGCTTGGTGGCGTGCGCATGCTGCGCGCGTCCGAGCCGGAGCGTGGCGCGAAGCTCAATGCCGCGCTGATCAAGTTTGTGACGGGTGGCGAGCCGGTGCCGACGCGTGCCCTGCATCGCGGCTTCTTCGACATGCTGCCTCAATTCAAGCTGCTGATGAGCGGCAACTCCAAGCCCGATATTCCCGATACGGACGAGGGGATCTGGAGCCGGATGAAGCTGATCAGCTGGAAAAAGAACATCGATCTGGAATTCGATGAGCATGGCCGCCCGAAAAAGGACCCGGAACTGCTCAACAAGATCAAGGCGCGCGAGGCGGCCGGCGTGTTCAACCGGTTGGTCAAAGGCCTACTCGATTACCTCGAAAACGGGCTGGTCGAGCCGGAAGAGGTCACTGCGGCAACACAGGCCTATCGCGACGCGAGCGACCCTCTGGCGCGCTTCCTGCGGCTGTGCACGCAACCCGATCCCGCAAGCCGCATCCAATCGTCACGGCTGCACGATGTGTTCGTGGCCTGGTGCAAGGCTGCCGGCGAGCGCGAATGGTCCAACAAGGGGCTGGCGAAGGCGCTGGCGGACAAGGGCTACGAAAAGAAGGCCTCTGACGGGATGCAGTGGCTCGGGCTCAAGCTGATCAAGGATGTCGGCGATTTCGTCGATCGCGAGGGAAATGTGATTTCGCTGCCCGACGATGACGATCCGCCGGAGCGCCGCGCCGCTTCGCAATGGGACGAAGACGACCTTCCGCCATGATGCAGATGGCAAGCCAACCTTCCGGCTTGGAAGGATGCCGGAAGGTTTTCGGAAGGGAAAAAGGGCGGATTTCTGCGCCCTCGGAAGGTTCGGAAGGGTTCGCGCGATATTGCCAACACATGTGCGGGTGCGGGCGTGCGCGTGAAAGTGAATACAATGCGAAAGCTTCCTAAGCTTCCAAACCTTCCGGATCAAAAGCTAAGTGATTGTTATTGAGGGAGTTGGGTTATGGGTTGGGCGGAAGGATATGGCCAAAAACCGGAAGGATTGGATGCGAACCGGAAGGATGCCGACTTCTGGACGCCTGACTTCGTTGAGGGGCGCCTGATCGAGGCTATCGCCTTCCTGGATCGCGTCGTGCCGAGCGGGCGCAATCCGTACGCGACAGACGGGCCATGGTCGAAGATTGTCCGCCATCGCTGGATCGTCGTCGATCCGAGTGGCGAAGTGCCGGACTATATCGACGTGGAAGATCGCCGCGATCGGCTGTCGCGCGATCGGGGCGGTTTGAACGTCGCCCAATATGAGCGGATGTCGGAAGCGCTTGAGTGGGCGATGCTCGTGCAGGATCGCAAGGGTAGGCTGCGCCCGCTGCTGGGCGTTGTGCTTCAGCAAAAACAGCACCACGGCAATCAGGTCGATTGGGCGGAGGTGAAGCGGCGGCTGCGGTCGAAAGATACGCACGATTGTCTGCGCGTTGCCTACACCCGCGCGCTGAGCGCGATTGCCGTCAAGCTGAATGCCAAAGGCCTTCCATTAAATATCTGATCGTGAACCCTAAAGCGCCACCAAGCCCTAAAATCAGCACGTCGGCAAATTTCATATGTTCGTTTTAGGGGTCAGTATCCGTTAGTTCTTGTCACGCTGGGGCAAAGCTTCGTGCAGCGGTCCAGCAATGCCTTTCAGGCATCCTCTCCTATCCTTGCGACGCTCGCTGAACCGGATCGCCATCCTAGCCCGCGAGCGTCGCCTTTTCCGGAAACATGATGGGTCGGCTGCGCGCATTGGGATCGCCGCTTACGGCGCTGCGCCCGTCGATCGCATACCTGCCGCAGGGCGAGCGCGAGCGCGACAAGGCGCGCGCCGCGATCGAGTGGCGCGGTTGGTATAAGCTCGCGGAGTGGGCGCGCCTTCGGCTCGCCTGCTTCAAGCGCGACAGGTTCACATGCCAAATGTGCGGCAAGGTCAGCGGCCGGGGAATGGTGGCTGATCATCGCCGCCCGCATCGCGGTGATCGCGCGCTCTTCTTCGACCTGAACAACCTTCAGACGCTGTGCAAGTCACCTTGCCATGACAGCCTGAAGCAACGTGAGGAGCGGTCGCAGCGGCTCTGACGAAGGGGGGTGGGTCGATCTCTGCGACCCCCGCCCGCCGGGGACCCGCATTGGCCCCACGCAGGGATTTTTTCTGTGGCAGACGATTTTTCGCGCGGCGTCGATCTGTTCGGCGACCCCATTCCGCTGCATCGCGGCAAGGCTGGCAGGCCCCCGCACGAGTGGACCTTGGAAAATTCGAACAAGATCAACCTCTTGTTCGCTATGGGATCGACGCCGGAAGATGCCGCGCTTGCGATCGGCGTCACCATGCCGACGTTTCGGAAGCATTATTTTTCCGAGCTGGCGCAATGGAAGCAGGCGCGCCTGCGCCTGAAAGCCAAGCAGCTGCAGCTGCTCGCGGCGGCTGCAGCCACCGGTAAGGTCGCCGCGATCAAGGAAATGTTCGCGCAGATCGACAAGGCAGGCCTGGTCGATCTGTCCAACAAGGCCGCGAACCGAGGGCAGGCGGCGAGCCGTCAGACCGAGGAACGCGAACGCCAGCCGCGCAAGGGCAAGAAGGAAGAGCGTAGCGAGGCGGCGCATGCTGTCACCGGCATGTTCGCACCGCCGCCGTCGCCCAGGCTGGTTAACTGATGCCGGCGGCGCCTCCGGTGCTGCCGGGAATTCCGGGCGCACCTATATGGACCACGGCCTGCCCGGACTGGGAAGAGCGGATCGTTCAGCGTCGTTCGCTGGTCCCGTTTGATCCGCTCTTCCCGGACGAAGCCGCTGCGGCGCTGGCGGTGTTCAAGTCGCTCCGCATCGTGGACGTGCCTGGGCAGCCGACCTTCGGCGAGTGCTGCGAACCCTTTGTGTTCGATTTCGTCGCCGCGATCTTCGGCGCCTATG